TTACCTCCCATCAATTACTTTCTCATAAAGCTCAGCAACGACTTCCATTAGTGCGAGATTGCTAACTTCCAGTTGTTCAATGCGCTTTTGTTCCAGAGTTTTTGAGAGTGGGGCATTTAAAGCCGCTAATTCTTCTGCCGTTTTCTCCCTCGGTTCTACATCTTTTAATTCACCATTTTCGACAATTAGCTTGAAATAAGGATAAAGTCGCTGCAATTTTACAGCTAGTGCTTCTCCCTCGTCCGTTGCTTCATCAATAAAATAATGATCTGAACCTTCATATGATTCAGCCGTCAACCATGAGCCCGTCTCGTAGTTACCATCTTTCCATACGATCATTTTGAAGCCTCCTTATCTGAATGCAATGAAGTTGTATACATATGAACTATTATTAGATTGCTGTCCATTGGAAGAATTAAAGAAAATAGTAAATTTATTTGTCCCATTTTGAACAATAAGATTAGAATTTATATTTACAGGAACACTAGTATTTGATAGCCCGCCAAACCCTGAAGTGCCGCTTAACGTGGCACCATTATTAGCCATGACTAAAACGGAGCTTGGAGTAAAAGGCAATGAGATATCTCGAACTGCTGCTCCATTCCCTGTATAACCTCCAGCAACATAGGGGGAAAAACCACTGTGATACACAAGCTTCCAGCCGCTTAAATCGTGGTAATACAACATTCCATTGGCACCATCGGCGTATATGCAGCCTGGAGACGCTAATTCGGGCGGAACGGATGCTGCTTGAACGCTTAGACCGTTAAGAAATTGCTTAACACCCGTTACGGATTCATTTCCTGTTTTGGAAAGTTTACCCGTTACTTCTTCCCATTTTGTCCACATATCATTCAATTTTCTGCGTGTCCATATTTGATTAGACCCATAGAAATAAGCGACTTGTGATCCATAGTTACTAAGCTCGTAATGTTTTATGACGTCATAATAACAAATACCATTCCCCCTTGGAGCGTTAATTGCGTTATACACTGAATATTTACCTGTCTCAATTAACGCGTCTACATTAAATCCATCAGGCATTATTTTTGTATTACTTACTTTCAAGTCATTTTTAGCAACTTCACGCTCCAAGTCACTTATAACCGCATGCAGATTTTCAGCATATGTTAATGAAGCTTTAAATATCGGAACATTGTTGGTAGACAGTGTAATTGTGTTGTCACCTTGTTCAAGAACAACAGCTCCCTTGGTTTGTATATTTTCAACAGAAGAATTTAGCAACTGGTATAGCAATTGATAGTTTTTGTATACTCCACCTGAAGGAATTGTTGGTACGTTATTTGGCGTTGCATTATCCCATTCAATGATGCGAACCCATGACTTCGTTCCAGAACCATTATAAGGAACTGCTGGACTTCCTCCATGAATGTACATTCTCCAACCATTAAAATAGGCTTTAATTTCATCTATAGTGGGAGTATACGAATTACCCCATCCACTATCTGAGCTAGCAACAGAAATGAATAGAGTATCATACGTCGAATTACCAATTTGCCAATAATCATTACTGGGCCATACAGCAACACCGCCTAAATCATTTATGCAAGGCTTTCCATCGTATTTTGTTAAATATCCTTGAGGGACGGTTTTGATTGCCGGAAGACCGATTAATTGAATGGCAACTATTTTGTATCCCGCAGCATTTGAATGATAGTTCCAAGGAAGCGATCCATCTAAAACTATTTTTTCCAGTTTCTTTATTTTTTTAAGTTGTCCGCTTATATATTGAACTGAATCTTTATGTGAGCCGCTACCATTACTATACAACTCAACAATACTGGTAGATGAGGATTGCCGTTGCCGTTTAACGGACTGGCTATGAGCCCCCTTGATTAAGGAAACATCCGTGTAGGTATGACTTGTTTTTGAATAAGAATAGGTTGCCATATTATTTTCGTCTGTATATCCAGAAATATTTGTTAATAGAACCGCCATCGCTATCGTATTTATTGTTGTTATAAAAGTTCTACTAGTATTAGGCGGGATAACTATACGTGAATTGGCTGTACCGTCTTTATAATCAAACCTCACCCTCATGTAACCACTAGTAGAAGTATTATTGAGCACGTATGAAGTGTTAGGCTCTAATAAAACTCTGTCTAATTGTACAACCACCTCAGCGCCGGCTGGCGATTCAGTAGCATCCAAAATTATGGAGTTAGGACCAAGAAGGGAAATTCCCGCTCCAGCAGTTGCTCCTGCATTAAATCTCCAATCGTTAAAATCAGGCAACAGATTATTTTGAATGCTAGTAATAACAGGGTTTCCAACACCATAAATGCCCTTTCCCAAATACGGATACTTTTCACCAAGTTCTCCACCATTCATAGTGTCTAGCTCATAATATTCAGTGGCAGTAATTTCATAAACCCTTAATGCATCTACATAAGCAACTTGCCCAGCAACTCCCTTTAAAACAACTTCTGCTGATCCAATAATATCTGTTGTTGGAGAGAATTTAGTAGCAACTGTGCTAAACTTTGACGAATCAGCCGTTGTAATTAGTTTTGTAGTTGCGGAACTTGCAGTCTGGATAAAAACTTCCTCACAATTACTATTTTTCACATCGGCCAATAGAATATAGTACCTATTTGCCTTATAAGAAATTGATGCTGAAGCTGCTACAACACCTAGAGTAAATCCATTTAAAATAGTTGCCTTGACACCATAATTGCCTACCGTTTTATTTATAGAATCTAGTACACCAGTAGATTGGTAAAAAATCACCTTGCTAAGCTCCTCAAGATTTCCTAAATCTCCAAGCATATTAATGAGCGTACGTCCTTCTATCTTCGGGAAAACAAGCGCAGGGACATTCCCGCCTTGAATTGTTTGTGCCCCTGTTTTAATAGGTACTGTAATCCTTGAATCACTTTTCATTTCATCAAGTTCCCCATGTAATTCCCCAATCGCCCCAGCTGCATCCTTCGCCTCCGTCGGCACTGTGGGCATATCTCCGATAGCCGCGGCCTGTTCGTTCACTTCCTGACCCAGCTCATTCATATCCGTCTCGGTCACCATATCATTAAATTTCCAATCTGTTTTAGCCATGTGTATGTTACTCCTCCTTCACAAAAATCGTTTGAATCATAAGCGTGTCTGATGCAATCGGTAGGTTTACGATGTTGTCGCTGACGGTTCCGGCTGCATTTTTCAGTTCAATGCGAGTGACGGTATCGACCGTGCCTTGCGGAATCAAATAATTCAGGTTAAGCGTGTTATCGCTAACCGACTTCATAATAAAATCCGTAATCTCATAAGCCCCGTTATTGAGTACAACCTTCGTAATTTTTGAATCAATAAACTCCGCAACCTCCTGCTTAAACGTAGACGTAATCACTTCACAACCACCTCTGCTTCCCTATCTGTAAATGGCGTAACTCCGAGCTTCCAGCTGCCGAGTCTAGTGTTCCGCACGAGCGGAACACCTGCAATCCTTTCTTTCAAAACAACGCCATCCATAATCGCTGTCTGCTGACGATAGACGATATTGGCAGGCTTAATAGCCGAAACCGTACGCTCGACCTCTTTAAAAATATTAGCGTCATCAATCGCAGCTGTTACCGTCAATATGAAGTTTTGCACATCAACAGCAGCGATGCCTCGTCCAGCACCAACAAGAAAATCCAGCCGCTCCTGCAAATATCTCATCGTAAAAGGAGGCTTGGTCGAATAACGATTGACGATTCGTCTCCGGCGAAAATCAATGCTTTCCGCATTCGGATCGGCTTGAATGCCCAGCATGCGCTCCCGGCGTTTAATAGCAGGCAGGCTCGCGGTCATTACAAACCCATCAGCCAACTGCTGTAGCTCCGCCTGTTCCAGCAGAGCTAGTTCCACATCTTCCGTGGCGGCGAGCTTGATGAATTCTTTAATGTCTGCATACATCTCCGGCCAATAGGATGAAACCAGCTTAGTCATTTACAACCACCGCCCCCAATAACGGGATTTCATCCTCAGCCAAAGCTAAATTGGCGGCAGCTCCGTTTAGCTTTGTGCCAAGTACATCCACCACTCCCGAAACGGTCAAAATACGAGCCTCGATTTGAGCAATGCGAACGGTAAGCTCCTGCTGATTCATCCACTCTTGACGCAGCTCTAGCAAATAAGCGGAAATTTTATCCTCAATATCGCTTTGAACTTGTCCTATCGTCCGACCTGCCGCAAGCATAACCGTTGTTTCCACGGCCACCTGCGCCACGTCGACGCCCGTTACCGTTACCTCATGTCCGATTGGCGCCATACCGAGCCCAAGTCCGCTGTTGATCGTTGGATCGACGGCAGTCTGAACAAGCGCAACGAGTTGTTCCGCTGGCTTTGTCCAATTTGCAGCGATAATTGTGCATTTGACGGTGCCGCCGCCATTCCACACCGGAAAAATTTTCGCCCCGCCAACGCCATCAATTGAGCTGATCATTTGCTTGTAATCGGCAATATTGCCGCCAAACGCTGGCTCGTTCACGACGCTGTAATACCTTGCTCGCAAAGCCTCATCCGTTTCCGCTTCTTCGCCAGGCACCAAAATTTGCGCAAGCTCGGCACGCGCGAGCCCGTCAACATAAGCAAGCGGCAGCAGCGCTCCATATTTCTGATTGCCAACGATACCCGCTGTCTCACAGGTCAACGTGAAAAGTCCCGTTCCGTTTTTCCCCGTCACCGTATACCTCAAATCATCAAGGGCAAACCGGCTCTTCAAAGGAACATCTACAAGCTGCCCATTGCTGCCAAAAAACTCCCCTTGCCGCTGGGCAAAAGTCGCAGGCTGCCTTTCCACACCAAACTCGGCTGTCCGGCGTTCCAGCCACTCTCCAGTTGCCGTATCCGCGAACAAAAGCGCCTGATTCACATCAAGCTGCGCATACATCTCTGACAGCTCGGCAGCCGCTGGCGCTAAAGCGTCAAATATAACGCTGCCCTCCCGCTTATCTACATCCTCTGAAACCCGGTCCAGCATGCGCTGTAAAATAAAGCTGTACGTAAATGCCTCATACACGGGCCATCACCTCCTCTTTAAAACTGCCTTCATCGGTTACTACCGTAAAACTTACCGCTGCCTTGTCCCCCTCAACCGTCAGTTCAAAATCCGTCACATCTGCTATTCGATCATCCGCCAGCAGCGCTTCAGTTACGCGGCGCTTGAGTTCAGATCGTACATAGAGATGGGAGGATTCATTCAATAAATCCAGCTCGGAGCCATAATCAAAGCTATAGATAAAATAGCGATAACGCTCCGTTTGCAAAATTTTGAACACAGCCTGCTTAATCGCACTGAGGCCATCCGTCATGCCGGACATGCGCTTATTGGCAAAATCGATATAATACGTGCGGCTAGGCTCAATCGCCGCTTCGGTCTGCAGCTCGTCGATAATTGCACCTTGTGGAATCATGCGCTCACCCGATCCAGCACGACGAACTGTTGTCCGCCCTGAACCCGCAGCAGCAGCACAATATCACCCGGCTCCAAAGCGCGGCGAATCCGCTGCACATCGCTCACGCCTTCGGGAATAATTAAAAAATCCTCCGAAAGCGTGAAACGTTGGTCAACGTTCACTTCCAGAGGATTCGTGCCGGTTACCCGGCCGATTAACACAGCGACGGGGTTGCCCGACGCATGGGCGGCAGCGCCCGCTTTTTTAATTGCATCAAGCAGTGCCATCATATCACCTTCAATTCTAAAGTCATCGTATGCGCGTCCGCTTCAAGCTTGTGGGAGCATTCATCGACCAGGAAATACTGTCCAATATCCAGTTCCTCTATGACAATGGGAACATAGGAGCCTGCACGCACGCGCAAATCGCCAATGGCTTCAATGCTGAGGCTGCGCTGCTCCCGATTTTTCAGCTTCAGCAGCTGGTCCAGCAATTCATTGATTTGCGCGCTGTTCATTTGCTCGTCGGCTACCTGATAAAATTGCAGCAGGCCCCATTTGGCAATATTCGCACTGTCCTGCCCAATGTAGACGTCGCGCTTCCCGGTTTCTTTATTGTTTTGCACCACTTTGATCTTATTGTACGATTCACTGTCGATTGAGTTTTTATAGCCGAAATCCGTCATCAAGCTCCAATCGCCAATGATAGAATCTGTCTTCATGTCCTCAATATTGCGTAGAGACAAAGCACCCGCCTCATCGAATAATACAAAATTGCCCTTATCATTGATTAGCGTATAGTCGAGCGCTTTGCACATAATATCCAGCAGCTTTTTGTTGTCCTCTACCATAGAAGGAATGACATACTCCGTCTCCGCCAGCGTTCCTATTTTCAAGCCCGTATCCTCAGCAATTTGCTTAATCATTTGGGTGGCGGTTTTGTTGCTGAACACATACGTATCGCTCATCAGCAAATAACGCAGCTGGTCATACGCCTTGATTGTGACACTCTCGTCCCTGCCGAAATTGTATTCAAACACATAGCCGTAAAATACGACCTTCCCATCCTTCGACAGCCGAACGACATCGCCATTGTTGACCGCAAACGCCTGATGCTGATAAGGAGCGCCCTTAATAAGCGTAAAATCCAAGCTCGATGCGGAGCCTGTCCGCTTCGTTTTATACGTCAGGGAAGGTACGAGATTTGTCACATTCCACACTTTCCCATTCCGGTTATCGATCAAAATTTCCAGCATCTCATCACCCCGGCAGCTTCAGCACCCTACCGATTTGCAGCTTGCGCAGCTCAGAATCGGCGATGCCATTCAGCTTCTGTATTTCCTTCCAACGCGACTCGTCACCCAGCTGCTTTTTGGCTACCCCAATGAGCGTATCGCCACTTACGAGCGTGTAGGTTTTTGGGGTTTCCTTCGTCTGGCGCCCTTTTGTATCGCGTTCTTCATGAAAAGATTTTTCATGGCCTTTTTTAATTTCGACGGGTCTTGCTTTATAAAACACATACTTTTTTAGCCCCAGGCTGTACTCAATATCGCCCGAGCCCGCCGCTTCCCGCCATTCAAATTTCTCAATACTGACGGCAAGATTCAAATCGAAGGAGGCACCTGTGAAAATAAAGCGGATCGGACGTTTCTTTTTCATCCAGTCTTGGATCAGCGTCAAATATACGTAAGGCTCGAGCAGCGTCTCGCTAGCGATAAACGAATAATTCGCCCCAGGCGCAGGAAAAAAGCTGTCGAAGGAAATCTCCGTCAGCTTTGGACTTTGAATCACATTAATTTCACCAAGACCGGATACATCGTAAGACTTGCCGCTAGTTGCGTCGCTAATTTGCAGCTCAGCTGGATTAACCGGCAGCTGGAAGCCAATTTCCTGATTGTTGTAGCTGAGCCAGATGCCGTACTCATGATGCTTGTTCGTAATCATTAAGCATACACCCCTTCCGCCGACGAAGCGATTTGCTCATTCAAGGAGCGCTCGATTCGGCCAATGATGGTGTCGATATCGGTGCCATTGTTAATATCGCCGGTTTGTACGCTCACGGTCGGCTGGAGCGATACAAAGTTCTGAATATTTTTCATCTCCGCAAGCTCACGCATCGTCTTGAGATCCTCGCTGGCAATGTCGACGGTGTCATTGACCTTGCCTACTTCATCAACTTTGTTTACATTGGCAATGTCAGGTGTCATGCCAGCTCCCATGCCGGCTGCTCCTGCTCCGTTGTTTCCACCCGGAATATCTGTGCCACCTGGCGTTTCAACAGTTTTAGGCTGCGTAAAGCCTCCACCTAGATCAGTGCTAAAATCACCCAACTTATCAGTCATGCTTTTAGTCATATTTGATCCTACATCAAAGCCTGTTTTAAACGAATCTCCTAAATCCATATTTTTCATTCTATTGTTAGAAAAATCCTTAACATCTTTATCAGACGTTGGCTTGAATTTTTCAAGAGAATCATTATCAAACTTTGATATTATTTTCAATTCTGTCCCGGTTAAACTATTGATCTTTTCCAAGACCCAGTTAATACCATCTATAAAACCATTAATGACCGTACCGAAATACCCCATTACTCCCTTGAGAATATTGTAGACCAAATTTTTAAAAGCATAAAACGGATCGATGAAAAGATTAGCTATGAACTCAACGTAAGTAACAATAGCGTTCCAAAAAAGTGCTATAATATTATTAATATTCGCTAACATTGCATAAAAGGTACCTACCACAAATCCAACTATATCTCCGACTGTCCCTCCAAAGGCAATAACCGCGGCTACTAATAATCCTACTACTAAAATAACGGCTAGAATCGGTAAATTCAACATTAACCATCCGGCTATCTGCATATAAAGAGGAAGCAGCATATTATATAACCCTAGGATCATAGTAGGAAGCAAAAAGACTGCCGCTGTTAGTAACATAGCAGCAATTGCCGGCCAGTAAGTTATTATATTTGTTACTACCCATAAAGCCGCATCCCCCAGCATGACAAATAGTTCAGCTGCAAAGCTTAACCCGGCTCCGAGTATGTCAAAAAAACCTTGAAGCTGTCCGCTATTAAAAGCTTCCATAATTCTTCCAATTAATGGGGTAAGGACATCTAATGCCCCCATTCCTGCTCCAGCCAAAGAGGTTTTTAAACTATTTACAATGGTGTCCAATTGACTTTGTGGACTACTGTACACAATATCCAATTCAGCTTTTCCAAGATTTGCATTTTCAAAAACTTGATTAAGGCTGGTCAAAAAACCGTCCATATCACCATTGTTAATGTATTCTTGCGGATCGAAGCCCTGTGCTGCTTCAGAAGAAATACCGTATTGTCTCATTAATAACGTTGTATCGCCATTCATCGCAGATTTTATGGCCTCACTTGACCTAGCAGTACCACCTCCATTTGTATCGAATGCAGCAAGCTGCATAGCCATAGAAGTCATCTTCGTAAATTGCTCCATGTTCTCTGCCATTGGAAGCAAATTCATCGTATTTTTAATCGCTTCACTAGGGTCAATCCCTGCTGAAATCGACTGTTCCCTTACCGCCTCGAAAATGGCTGTGCCTTTTTCCGTACTCCCAGTACGTGCAATTAACATGTCCTTTTGAGTGCGTTCGTTTAAGGCTCCTTTAAGGGATATTGCTGCTAGCTCAGAGGCTAATTTCAAAAGCTCCGTTTTAATTGATCTAAAAGGTGCAAGAAATGAATCATCAACCGGTATTTTAGTTGCAGCTTTAATCTCATTAAGTGGCGTAACAATCAGATCCTGCAGCGGTATTTTCAAAACTTTACCAAGTTTTCCCAATGGATTAATAAACATTTTATTTATGGGTTCTTGCAATGTATTTCTAGCATTTTCCAATGGCTTAATGAACATTTTATCCAATGGCCCTTGCAATTTACTACCAATATATTTTAATGGCAAAACAAACTTACTCTCAAACTCCCATGTTAATGCTTGGCCAACGTCTTTCATTTTCGAAATCGCCCCAGCCACTTTGGGTATTTCGAATAGCTTTTCAGCACCCTTTTGTACTATTTGGCCCATATTCTGCAATTTCAAATTTAAAGCATTACCAGCATCTCTTAGTGGTGCTAGTAATAATCCATCCAAAGACAATTTTGGTCCGCTTACTCCCTTTAGCATGCCACCCAGCCCCGACATACCTGAACCGCTGCTCTTGGCAGCAGTCGCATTGAAACTGCTTAGCGTTTTACCAAGTGTTGAAACTACACGGCTCATCTCGTTCATCGTCTTGTTCAGCTTATTAAATTCCGAGGTTGCAGCCATCATTTGCTGGGTCGAGGCAGCGCTGGTTTGCGCCATAAACAACAGGGTGTTTTTCAATTGATCTAGCATCTTAACTGCGCCAGCGGCGGCGCTCGCATCCAAATTTATCGTACCCGCCATCCTTCCACCTCCTTACAGAACAAAAGCGCCCTCTAATAGAGAAGCGCCGTCCCGTTGCTTTCATTATTTCTTCTTCATCTTGGCCCGCTGTTTTTTCTCGCTGTCGATGCGGACATCGATCATGGCGTAGATCGCCGCCCGCTCGCGGCGCGACATACTCAATAGCTCATGGGGCAAAATGCGAAGCTCATGGAGGGCGTAGTAAGCGTAATTCGCTTCTCCGTCGCCCTCTTTAATTAGTTTTTTACTTCATCGGCCAGCTCATTCAGGCTTTGATTGAAGCCGTTGATTTCCTGGACGCGCTGCACGAGCGAAGCATATTCGCCCGGACGCAGCATTTTGCGGAGCAGATGCTCAGCGCCCATCGTACCGTACGATTTTTGCAGCTCGGCATCCTTCAAGCTCGGATATTGAATGCTGCTGACGACCAGCTTGGCCAAATATTCATCCGTATTCGTCTCCGGCACGAAGGTGCCATTTTTGCCTTTCACTTTGCGGGTCGCGGATTTGCGGCATTCTTCATTCTCCGCCTCCGTCATGCTGCGCAGCTCCCAGGCTACCGGATTGCCGTCTGCATCCTTGAATCGCTCGGACACGACGAATTTCTCCGTCGCCTCCGCAGCTGTATTTTGCGCAAAAAACAAGCTTAAGTCACTCATTTGCTACCTCCATGGATTGGGTTTATTTTAAGATAAAGCTGTTTTATACGCGTGCTGGCGCTTTGAAGCTTTCGGCAATATCGACGCCGTCGAAGGTGAACTCCAGCTCTTCTTCAAGCGCTTCGCTCTCCGTGTCGAGCTTGCCGATGATGACCTTGTTCAGGTTGACGTTGTACAGCACAACCTCTTGGCGGCCGATTGTCGAAGTCGGATCTTCGTTGATGATGTGGACATCAAAGTTCGTATCAATGCCCGTTTTCACGTAATCGAGCATCATTTGGCGGAATTTCGACGTCACATAATACACCGTCATGCTGCCGGTACCCGACCAGCCCGTCGCTTTATGCTGCAATGCGCGATGACCCAGCGTCTTAATTTCCGCTTTCGTCTTCTCCACGCTTGCTTCAAGCGTTTTAATATAGAACATTTCCTCGTTTTGGCCGTTGATTTTCGCATAAGCGCGTCCCTCTTGCCCCGAAATCGTATCTCCTGCATGCAAAAATGCCATATTACTTCACCGTCACTTTCATATATACTTTTTCAATGCTGTCAACCGGCTGAATGTAAACGTTGATGACGATGCTGTCAGAAGCCTCGCCCGCTTCAACCGTCAGGTCCGTTTGGGAATTAAAGTTTTGAATCGCATTGCCATCCTGAAGCAGCGTCAAATATTTCACGCATTCGCTGCGGAATAGGCTGCGGCCATCCGGGTTGTTATCGATTTTGCCAATGTATTGCGTCTCGAACAGTTTTTTCATGTCGGTCGCAATGCCGTCCAGCACGCGGATAACGCGGTTTTTCGCAAAAGAAGGATTTTTGCCTGGCACATAAGTAACCAGAGAGTTAATATCCTGCTCAACGATGACGCGGCCGCCATTCGGCGTGAACAAAAATTCGCCTGAACGCAAAGCCTGCTCGATTTGCGAATTCGAATAACGAACGTCAGCATCCACCGCACCTTCATAGACGCTGTAAGTAAGCGACTGGCTCATGCTTGCGCCGGAAGTAGCAGCTGCCACCCATACGGTTGCTTGCTCGGCATTCACAGCTGTGCCGTCTTCAAGCTTGACGCCATTTTTCACGCTAATGATACCTTCGTAATCCGATAGTGCAGCATTGGCCAGCACGACCTGAATTTTCTTGCCATCATTTTCGCGCAGTCTGCGGGCAAAAGCCGCATAAACCGACTTCAGCGAGCTGTCGCCAGATACAAGCGCCACCGCATTAAATTCTTGCAGCTCAACAGCCGCCAAATAATCCAGATGATTTTGATTCGTCACCGTGCCATTCGCACCGCCAGCAAGCACCGTACCAGCTGTCGCTACAAGCGCGCCAGTACCGCTGAAATCGACGAAGCGATTGGATTCAAGGCCAGCAATCGCAGCAACTGTCTGCGAATCCACTTCTTCACCCGCCAAATAAGTGACAACGTCGAATTGATCTTCATCATCCACATTGCTCTGAACCGATACGGTAATCGCATTGCCGCGTGTACCGCCAAATTTAGCCGTTGCAACCAAACTGCCAATCGTTGCAGTCGCTTTCGTTCCTGCATTCAAGCGGTAGAGCAGCAAAGTTTGTGCCCGTTTCAAAGCCTCACGAACGAGCAGCATTTCCGGTGCGGTTACATCATAACCGAGCACGCTGCGCAGATCGTCGCCTGCTTTAATAGAAATCATCGTTTGCGGCGCACCCCAGTTCAGCGTCAGCGCCGTTGATACGATGCCGCGTTCCCCTACGTTTGCTGCCGATTGCGGCTCAGCCGCGAAATTAATGTATACCCCTGGTCTTGCTTTCGTTTGCGTTGTCCAAGTTCCTCCTGCCATGATCTACATGACCTCCTTTTGTGAATATGCTTGTAAATGCTGTTTGACCTGCTCATGGGAGTAAGTGCTGTGCTCGTCCAAAATGACATTCAGCACATCCTTCTCGCCTGCGGAATAGCGCGCTGCTGCCAGCAGCTTCTGCTTGCTATGCTTTGCTTCCATCGTGCTTTGCCGATTTTCCTGATCGTTCACCGCTGCTTCCCTCCTGTTTCCTCCAAGCTAGCCTTGCGGCTCTGTTCCCGCCTCACTCGGCGATTACCGGCCTTGACGCTGCTGCTGCTGTAAAGCTTCCTTCGTCTGGCGCTACATGTCCTCACCCCCTTTCATGTTGTGATATTTAAATTACTTATAATTATGAAAACAGGATTTAAAATACCTTGCAAGCATCGCTTGTTGCCGTTGCTCATTTGGTGACAATATCATAATAACACGGTTTTGAAGGTCATTTCGGACACTCAGCGGACACTATACGGACATAAACCGGACAATCTCGGAAACCGCTTTTTGACGCCATCTGCGGAAGGTACGATCGACGATTCCAAGCTCCGATGCGACGAAGTCGGCTGGCTTTCCTTCAATATAACGGAGCCTCAGCAGAGTCGCATATTCAGGGAAACAAGCTTCCAGCGCTTCCAGCGACTCATCGATCGTTTGCAGCTGGCGCTCCAAATCCTGCAGCTCGCTTAGACGTTCAATGACACCCTCATAACCTTCCGGCGCTGCACCTGCCCTTGCTTCAATAACTTTAGCGATTTTGCGGCTAAGCTCCTGTACAAGCTGCTCTTCATCGGCATTACCCGGCTGGATTTGCTTTACTTCCCTAAGCTGCGCTTTCGTTCCAGCGGGGTACCTCGTCAAATGCGTATGTGCCAGCTTCTCTAATTGCTGCTCCTGCTTGTCCAAATACATATAGGAAGGAAGCCCGCGCAGCTGGCGATGAAGCTCCTGAAGCTTGTCATCCTCATATACCGTGCTCACCGTCAGACCGCTTCCAACCTTTTGCCTCTCAATTAGTTTTTTCCTGGCGACGAGACGCTTGTACGACTTTAATTGCTCAATTGTCATTTTTTCTACGTCCATTAAAATACCCTCTTTCTATTTAATTAAGTATTTTTATTACCCTATATTTCAAAAAAATAATAGCAGACCTACGATATTGACAATACCATCGTTAAAAGGTAAAATATAAATATAGTATTAAAAATACGTTTTTGCCGCTTAATTGGCTTCTATACTCGCTTTCAAACGGTTCACTTGCTAGTTTCAGTAGCATTTGCGGAATCAGTTCATAGCCGCTGTAACGACTGTGAATCTTATTATAATTGATATTTATAATACCGTCAAGTATTATAAATACCTTTTCAAGAGACGGAGGGTATTACCATGGCGATGGGAGCAAGGATCAAGCAATTGCGCACACAACGAGGATTAACCCAGCAGGAAATTGCCGAACAGCTTGGCATGGGACGCTCAAATTTTGGGCATATCGAGAATGATCGTGTCGTCCCGACCAGTGAGGATTTGCAGAAAATTGCAGACATTTTGCATACGACTGCCGACTATTTGCTCGGACGCCGCGATGCGTTTGCAGAGCATGTGCCAGACTGGGCAACTGCTAAAGACAAACGCGATTTCAAAAAAATGCTGGAGGAAGACGGAGAAGTCATGTTTGACGGCGTTCCGATGAGCCAAGGCGACCGCCAGCGTGTCATGGACGTGCTGACCGGACTATTCTGGGAAGCTAAGCAAATGAACAAACGTGCCCCCAAACCAGATATAACGGACAAAACAACAGATCATGCCGAAGGGTAG